CAGGTGGTCAAGAGCATTTAGTGAAACTATTTCAATCAACAAATCAGGCGTTTTCCAAAACATATTCCAGAGCAATGCGTTCCAATCTGTTTACAGAGAGGCGTTAGTTCGACTAACACTCAGAAGATTACAAAATGAAACTGTCTCGGCAGAAGAAATTGTAAGAAAAGTTCTTAATTTAAACAGAGTGGTAAGTAACAGCATAAGCGTAGTCGATGCGTTTGTCAAAAAACAGGTTTTGCGAAGAATTGTTACCGAAGCCAGCAGTACCACTGAGTCATTCAATAAAAAGTGGTCTAAATCATTCAGTGAAATAATAAGTGTAGTAGAGTCCAAAACAAAACACTTAACACTAAAAAGAGTGATACTTGAATCTGTATCAGTCCAAACATTCAGATCAAAACTAGAACAGTTACGAAGAATTGTCAATGAAGGATTATCTCTAACAGAAGAAAAAATCAGAAGATTGTCCATATTCCGACTGGTAAACGAATCAATCTCAATACAGACATTTAGAAACAGGTTCGGTGTATTCGTCAGGGTAATCATAGAAGGAATACAAACAGTAGAATTAACTACAAAACTCATGGTGATAAAAAGAAACATAACAAAAACAGTACAAACACTGGAATCACCAATCAAGAGGTTATCATTAAAACGTGTCTATGCTGAAACTGTAAGCATAGTTGAAAGTTTGGAAAAGAGCCAAGTTCTCAAACGACTCGTCAACGAACCAATATCAATACAATCATTCAGAGACAGGGCTGGCAAATTAATAAGAATAATTGTAGAAGGAATAACATTAACAGAACCATACGTCAAGTATCAGACCATAAAAAGAAGGGTGGCAGAAATTGTAAACACCGCAGAATTGCCAATCAAGAGGTTATCAATAAAACGTGTCTATTCTGAATTAAATAATGTTGCCGAAAGCATCAGAAAACAATTCGTTTTGTTAAAGTTGATTAACGAAAGCGAGTCAATACAAACATTCAGAAACAGGTTTGGAGTATTTGTCAGGGTTATAAACGAATCATTAAACATAATACATTCACAAATTAACCGTAGTGTATTAAAGAGAATAATTACAGAAGCAGAAAACGTAATTGATTTGTTCAAATACTACTTCGTATTAGTCAAGGTTGTAATAGAAGCAGTATATCTGGCAGATAACAGAGTTCGTTCCATGAGGTTATTTAGAATGGTTACTGAGTCTGTTTCAGTTCAAACGTTCAAAAAGAAACTAGAAACTATACGAAGAATTATTAATGAGGGATTAAACATCAATGAATTATTTAGAAGCAGATGGTCAAGAGCGTTTAGCGAGTCGGTAGCAGTTCAGTCCTCAATTTCGCAAATAAAGAAAATATTCAGAATAGTTACTGAGTCATTGTCAGTCCAGTCATTTAGAACCAGTGCGCAGAAACTATTGAAGATAATAAGCGAAAGTGTTAATATAACAGACTCATTCCTCAAATTGTTACTTTCTGTCGTAGATGTGTTCGCTAAGAAGATTAAATTCAATACAAGGAAGCACTCGATTAAAACACACGCTACAAAGAAAAAAACTAAACTTTATAAAGACGATGAGAATATAAAGGGTGAAAGCGAATGAGCATGAATCTTACAGGCAGGGCGGTTGAATTTAGAGTCAAAGCTGGTGCTAGGTCTACCATCGAATTAGAGATTCAAAATGATGATGGAACTGCAAAAAACTTGACAAACACGACCAATTTTGCAACTGGCAAGTGGAAGGTTTGGAAACCAGATGGCACATTGCTTATAAATGGTGACATAGTGTTTTATAACAGGGCGAATGGGACAGTTACATATACTTTGAGTTCTGACGATACACTGCTGTCAAAAGCTGGAGTGTGGGAAGGTGAGGTAGAAATTAAAGATACCGCTGGAAACATGACAGAACAAACACAAACTTTTAATTTCATAATTGAGGAATCATACTAATGACAGAAATCATATTTGTAGCATCGGGCGTGTGTGCTATTTGCGGTCACTCGCAAGAGGCTCACGAAGGAAATCAGGGTTGCACTGCACCGTCACGGGAAGATCCAACTCAGCCTTGTTCATGCACTAACATAGGAAGCTACTAGTTATAGTCTCGTTCACTGGCAACGGTTATCCAGTTTTTCAGGCGTTGTAGCATACTTGGTTGTATTTCTCTGACACCAGCTTTTGCTCTCGCTCTTTCTATATCAGCTTCCGTAAGATGTTCTTTCATAACTCCATAGTTAGCCGACATGATGTTATTCTCATTTTTATCGTGGGGTAGCCCAAAAACACCATGACCAAACTCATGCCGTAAAACCTGATCCAAATCCCATGTTTTTCCTTTAACCTTTGTTTTAACATCGTATCTGATAGGATCAATTTTACTCATGTTAATTCCCTTGCCATGATTTGTCCAATAGAATCTCGTATTAACGATACACTTTCCGCTATTTGTACCGCCCACGGGGTAATACATATATGCGAGGGTGTTAGAATTTAAAATCGGGTCTTCGTATTCAGATTTAAATTCCACGCTTATTCTGCCGTCTTTTGGAACTTTTTTAAATTTAATCGGAACGAAAAAAGCCCATTCCCCCAATGCGAATTTCACAGCCCTATCGACTGCACGTTCAGATATTTCACCGTCTCTGTTTGTGATCGAAAAAGTTAAAATGCCTTCCTTTGATGGCTTTAAAAAGCCGAATTTTTTATCGGCTTCTATTTGATTTTGTCCGTCTACTGTTACAGAACTATACTCTACTTTGCCGTTATAAGAAGCTAATGCCCTACAAATCATTTCCATAACGTTTATATTAGAGGTGGCTTATTATACTTTATGTTAAAGTTAGAAGATATAGAAAACGAAGTTTATTTTGCTTTTCGTAAGTCGCAAGTAGAAGCAATGAAAACTCAAAGGCTTGGCGTAATCCATGTGTCGGATATTATTAAACCGTGCATGAGAAATGTAATTTATAAAAAAACTCTGCCCGATACAGGAATGTCTACAGAGGACTTTAAATCGCTTTATTTTGGACAAATAGTTCATTCTAATTCAATGCTTGCCAAGCCAGAATATCATGAGATGTTTTTGGCTTATAACTATGTAAAGGACGAACCTCTCACAAAAACAGAAGCACTCGCAATACCAATAGAAGATCCAGAACACTTGAACATAATATACGGAAGCATAGATGACTTGCTTGAAATTGACGGTAAATTTGTTATCTGCGATAAAAAAACTACTGGCTCTATTGACTATTTCCAAAGAGCAACGGCAAAACCAAGCGAATCACATGTGGATCAACTTAACAGATATAGAGTGTTGCTTAAAAAATGCTATGATATAGATGCAGAGTTTGGCTGTGTCATGTACATTAGTAACAGCGTAGACAAAGAAAAACGAGACCAACCAGTACCAATATCTTTTAAATTAAAACCCATCGAAGAAACATTAACAGACATGGTAGAAAAGGCAAGAATAATCAAGAAATCCATGACTGATTGTACTTTGCCAGAAAGAACCAAGTGTTTTTTATGTGATGGAATGTGTCCATACGCATCAATGTGTTTTGGCGACAACCGTAAAAAATGGAAAGAATAAATTATTTATCTCCAGAATGTTATCAACACGACCATGCAAAATGTCCCATAACCAGAAGTGGGATTAAATGTACTTGTTTATGTCATAAAATAATTGGTGCTGGTTAAAGTCCAAAAAAACCCAATCGTGACTGGCTATGAAAATATACTTTAACGCAAACAACAAAGCCCACATGGAATCATTAAAAGCATGTAAGGTTAAAAACGTAGTTCTTTCATTCAAATACTCATATGCGAATATAAGTAAGTTTAGAGACAGGTTTGATAAAATATTCGTTGTGGCTGGGACTGGCACAAACCCAGAAAGGTATCATGACCTTCTTAAAAAACACAGAAACATGTACGATCATGCAATACAATACGATGTGCTTTACAACATGAATGAAACATTAAAACACTATCAGAAAGAAAAAGAAATGGGAATAGATTGGACTATACCAGTTTTACAAGAAAACTATCTTAATCATATATCACAGCTAAGACCAGAACCAAACACATATGTCTGTTTGGGTGAAATTCATGGCAGGGAAGAAACCGAAGATCAGATTAGAAAGTTACCAGCCAACCTAAAATATCATGGCTTGGCCAAGGGCAGGTTTCTTACAAGAACCAAGGCGTTTGAATCACTAGACACATCGGGTTGGATCTCAGCAGCCATGACAAAGAAATGTGAAGTCTGGCACAATAATTCAACCAATTTTATGTTTTTTGGAGAAAAGGGAAAATCAATGATCCCCATGCTTAATCATGCGTGTGAAATTCACAAAGAATTCTTAGAGCTAATTAACTTGCGAAAACAGGACTTGTTAGACGCAAAATATGACGCCTTATTAAAAGCCCCATTTGCCCTGCTTTATATGCCCATGTGCCGCCAGCTAAACATTTTAGAACAAAATTTTAATATTTAAATACTATTGTTTTCTTTACTGTTATATATGACAGACGACCTCTTCAAAATAAAGCCATTAGACGAACATGCTTCAAAAGTTGTTGTTGATGGCAGAAAAACTGTTTCGCCCTTCAACTCTATCAAACACCTTAAAGCGGCCAACATACCAGCACTGTGTGATCAGTGTGTTTATCGTTCTGTAGATTCGGGTGGGAACGGCAAATGTCCCAAGTATGAAGCTGGCGCAATCTGTGCGATAAGAAAAGACTTCATAGCTTTAATTAATGAACTTGATACAAGGAATCCAGAACATGTTAAAACAATGCTTGATATGCTAGCAAAACTTTCGTTTGAAAACGTATTAATGGCTTTAACAGAATCCAAATTTGATGGCAATATTCCAGACAGAAACACCAAGTCGGAAATTAATACCTTGCTTAAAATCATCCAGACCATAGGCGAAATAAGCAACAAGATAGTGGTGAGCGAGGAACAAAGGTTCAACAAACAAGGCGACATAGAGTCTATTTTCAGACAAATAAAAGCACAAAAAACAAGTGATTAAATGCCTCAACCATCTAAACAAATAATAGAAGAACGTCAGAAATTCATGCAAAGCATAGTCGATTGCGTAAACACACCAAGTACCTTTAGTGAAATTTTTCTGGGTCATAAACTATTTGATTATAATAAAAAATATGTAAATTGTCGAGAAAGATTCATAGTCTATCGTAGTGGAAGGCAGGTAGGGAAAACAATGTCAACTGCCGTCAAAGCCATTCATTTTGCGTTTTTTGCACCGTTGCTTTCTGATACCGTTAAAAACGAATGTGTCATAGTAATAGCCGCACCAACTCAAAATCAGGCAAGCATCATGTTTGACAGGATTAGAACCTTGGTTCTTAAAAATGATTTTCTAGCTGGATTTGTCATTAGAAATACGCAGACGGAACTATGGTTAAATTTTTTAGATAATACTGGTATATCAAAAATAATTACTAGGGCGACAGGCGAAACGGGTACTGGGCTTAGGGGTTATTCTCCCCATGTAATTATTGCAGACGAGTGTTCGTTTATTAAAACCGATATTCTTCGAGCATTTTTACCGTCAGGTATGGCAACACAGGCTAAGGTATGGTTGACATCAACCCCATTTTCAAAAGCTGGTTATTTTTATGAAGCATGTCAAAACGCCAAACCAAAAAACCCAGAAGGAATGTGGATAGAATTCCACGTTAAATCAACTGAGAACCCACTGGTTCAACAAGATCCCACGTTTATCGAAGAAATAAAAAGATTAACAAAAGAAGAATATACTCAAGAAGTTGACGGTGAATTCTTGGATATAGGTGATGCGTTAATTCCAAACAGTTTAATTACAGAAGCAATATCAGACGGTAACCCAAGAGGTAATGTCAGACATTATTTGGGGGTTGATGTAGCCAGAACTGGAAGAGACGAAACTGTTTTCACCATAGTAAAAGTAGACGAAGATGACTGTGTATATGTTGAACATATAGAATCTGAAAGCCAATCAAACGTGGTGCAGGTGGCAGGCAGAATAGAGGACTTGGTTAGAGATTATAGAATAGAAACAGTTTACGTTGACGAAACTGGATTGGGCGGTGGACTTGTTGATCTTTGCAGAGAGAGGCGTGTTTCTGTCAGGGGCGTCATGTTTTCTTTACAGGAAAAGGCCGACATGTATAAAAATCTGAGACTGTTGTTTGAGAACCACAAGATCAAACTAAAACAAATAAACAAACTAGTATATCAGTTATCGTATTTGCGAAGAGAATATACAGAAACAGGCATAATGAAGATAAAATCTGATGAACACGATGACTATCCTGACTCTTTGGTTTTAGCGTGTAGATCCGTTTCAGCAGGCGGTGGCTGGTATGTGGTAGAAGTCGGCAAAGAGCTACGCAAAGCATTGTTTGGTTAAATATAAATAGTATGAGGTTGTCTTTTATATATGCCTGTGAAAACCGATAGTAAAAAACTTAGAATAACTGATATTAAAGAGGAAACAGACATAAAAGAGGAATTAAAAAAAGACGAAAAAACTTTCAGGGATAAAGACGGTACAGGATATGGTGATTTACAAAGTACCAACATTACACCTAATTTGGTTACAAACGACCCAGAGACTTTTGTCGGTAAACCAGCACCATCTGTAACGAAAAAAACTTATATACAACCACAATATATGAAGAGTATGGTTGTAGATCAAAATAAACTCACCCAAACGAGAGTTGGAGATTATATTGATTATTATGAAAATGGTATAGCAGACAAGGGAGTAGTAGCCAAAATGGGTGGATCCTTTATTACCATTTTTAAGGAAGACGGAACTTTTCATAACATACACATTAACGATACTTTCTTTATCAAGGATATTCTTATAAACAAAACTTGGAACGATATGTCTATGGAAGAAAAAACAGAACAACTAATAAAAATTAAAGCATACTCGCCTAGATACTTGTCTAAGACTTGGGAAGAATTACCACAGGAGCTTAGAGATGTTATGAAAGATGCACTTGATAATAAAGAGACCGATGGAAAAATTGTGACAGGCTCAAAGCTGAGCGACAGACTCGGAGATGCTGCTACTAACCCAATCGAAAATCCAAAGATTTCTTTAAACTATGGTGACAAAACACCACCATCAGGAAAAGTGAGAGATAAATTTCCATCCGATGTTCGTGATAGTGACCAAACTTTCCAAGATCAATCAACAGATGCAAGAATAAAGGAAATCCATCGAGATGTTTTGAGAGCCGCAATTAATAACGAACCGACTGGAAAAGTGAAATCAGATGTTTTGAAAGACGCACTTGATAACAAACCGACTGGAAAAATTTGGACAAGAGCAAACTGGAACGACTTTCTCCAGCGCACCATCCACGGAGGAGATGACGCTCCTGTTAACCCAATCGGTAATCCAAATTTTTCTTTAAACCGCCGAGACAAAAAACCACCAAAAGGAAAAGAGAGAGATAAATTTCCACCCAAGGTTCATAATACCCAAACTTTCCAAGAACAATCATCAGATGCAAGATCTAGTGCAAAAGATGCAAATGACCACTGGAGCCACGAGCTGAAATCAGATGTTTTGAAAGACGCACTTGATAACAAACCGACTGGAAAAATTATGGCAGGCAAAAAGTGGATCAATAGACTCATAAACGAGGATAACCCAATCGGTAATCCAAATTTTCATTTAAACATTGGAGACAAAAAAACTGGCGCAAAAAATTCACCAGTACGAGGCAAAAACAGAACTACAGGAATTATTGGTACATTTCCACCCAATGTTCATGATGACCAAACTTTCCAAGAACAATCAACAAATGCAAGATTTAGAGGAGCCTATCCAATACACGGATACAAGCCACCAAAAGGAAAAGTGGGAGATAGCACTCTAAAGTCAGATCAGGAAAAAGGTGTATATGGAACTGTGGGTGGAAACTCAAACGTAGGAGTTTCAACCGACACACCGTTTGATGCTGACAAAGATTATGAGGGTGCAAGCCACAGGGACTATAATGAACAATTTAAACACGAGGAAAAGAAACCAGAAACAAGTAAAACTGGTCATAAAAAAACAAAATCTGGTGAGTTTGTTTATACCGACAATCCAAACAAATACAAAATACCAGTCCACAAATCAAAAGGTTGGGGGATGAGGTATGGCGTAAAATATATAAACGAAGAGGATGATGATTAAGCGTGGCTAGACAGAAAAGCGGTGGCTATTTAACTGATGAGGAAATTAAAAGACGAAATGAAGCAAGTGCTGCAATTTTTAGGAAAGTACGCGAGATGGTCAGATATGGGGCAGACCTAAGTCGTGCAAGAATTAATGTTGCCGATCCCGAAAAAGGTACATCGATTACTACAAGGAGAACAAAAACTCCCACGGGCGAAAAAGAATCCCCATCAAAGAAACAATCTAAAAATATTAAAGAACTTAAACAACAGACTGGAATAGGCACAATACATACACCTGCTGTGCATCTTCCGCGTGAAAGACAAGCAGCAATAGAACGTGCAAAAAAACGAGCAGCGAAACTAAACGCTAAAGAAAGAGAGAAAAAGGAAGCAAAACTGCCTAACTACAAGGTGGTAGGAGGCCTAAGCGGAAATACCACTGGCTCTTCGGTTAAACAACCACAGGTAGGAAGATACCAAGATCCTAGTACAAGACCACCAAAGAAAGAGCTTACAAACGCAACCACATTTGGTGCAGAGCCACAAAAGAAGACACCGAAAAAGACCGAAGAACCTAAAGAGTTCGGAAGCAGATTTGATGCTAAAGGAAAAAGGATTAGTGCTAAGAAAACAAAAGCAATCCCCTCATTAGATAATCTTCAAGGTTACATTAATGGACTGCTCTTTGCTATCAAACAAGGATTTGGAGAAGAGGCAACACAGGCAAGAGCACGAAGTGGCACTAATACAAAAATCAGACAGACAGATCAAGAAGGAAGCATAAGAAAAAAGCCAAAAGAAGTTAAAACGGGTCAAAGATTTAATTATCAGAATAGAATAGGAGATGCGGCAATACTGCAAAGTGCAAATTTAAACACAACGTTTAATGGTTTGCTTGATGCTTTCCAGTTAAAATATAAGAAACAACAAGATCCTGTAAACACCCCAGCAAAGCAAGAAGAGTAACCTTTAAATATTAGGAATAAATACTTTTTGTGTGAGAAATCAAGAACAAAAGAAATGTATAAACTGTGGCATGTCTCTGCCTTGGCGTTATAAAGGAAGAGAAAAAATCTATTGTTCTGAATTATGCAGAAAAAGTTATAGGAAAGAAGAATAGTTTTAAATTGTGCGAATATACATAGATGGGGGAACGAGGCACTCTAACATCTGTATGGTTGACGGTGATTTTTTAATAATAAAACACAGAGGCGGCAAACCAACAAACAACGAACTTGAATACTTGGCCTTACTATACGCACTTGGTTATATTCGTGAAAAATACAGAGATGCCGATGTAGAAATTTATTCCGATTCCATGCTAGTTGTTAAACAAATGAACGGTAACTGGCGCGTCACAACAAATTCGCTTGAACCGCTTTACGAAAAATGCCAATCTCTGTTAACAAACAAAATAAAAATAAAGTGGATTTCCAGAAAATTTAATTTGGCTGGACATGTTCTTGAGAAACAATAGCGTTTGATTTTCTTGGATATGTGTTATGTGGCACTTTAGCTTCTTCTCGCATGTGTTCTTTATACGCAGCTAAAATTTTGTGGAACACGGCAGAGTCACTTTCATACATGTCACCGTGTTTGGTTTTTTTTACAAACTTGGCAAACTTTCTAAATTCTTCTTTATCGTCCCACGTTATGCAAATTGTAGTGTGCGAGTTTCCTATTTTTCTTTTTGCCATACCTCTATTCCTTTTACTAATATATAAATCTTTTTATATATCAGAAAGATTTATAAAAGGGTAAGTATATTATAAAACAATGGGTTCTAAAATCAAGGCAAAGTTTGACGGACGCTGTAAAATTTGTGGGGAAATCTGGGACATAGGCGATGATCTTTTTTATCAAAAAGATCCTAAAGCAATATGTTCAAACGAACAATGTTTTACTAAGCAGGGTGGGACGGTCAGGGAGTTTGTTGTAAGGAAAGACGATGTTATTATAACCAAATTACCTGAGATTGATGTAAGCGACTCTGTTAAACAGGTGGCCGAAACTCTGCAACAATACATAGTCGTTGCACATCATTTGACCAAATCAATGTATCCCGAACTAGATGTTAACACACATACATTTGGTCAGATACGTTCAAAGATAGTAGATCAGTTGCTTTATTGTACAGACATACAAAAGCAATAGTTTTCTTTTTTTTAATAACACTCTAAGTTATTTTATTAAAAAGTCTTCTGAAGATAAAAGACCTAATCATTGATACTGACGTATATACACAGGTTATTACAAACGATGCGAATAAAATTTGTTCATGAAGACTTGTAACAAAATAAGGAAGAATAGACGCATTTAGTATAAATGAGATAACCGCTCCACTCCCAACGTTTATGATTGTTTCAAGAGCAGAGTGTTTAGATTTCTGTGATAATTAAAACTCCCTCATGTTCTGTGCAATAAACGTACGAAGTGTGTTGTTTTTTTTCTACGTTTTGCCCACATATTATACAAAATTGATTTTTCATGTTAAAAAAATTAAAGGATGTCGAACTCATCATCCCAACCAGCTCCTCGCCAGTAGGTATCATAAGCCCGAATTTTCAGTTTTGCTTTGCCTTTGATTGATCTGTCTTTTCTTTTCAGAATAATATCCACGGTGTTATCACCTGCTTCTGTTTGAAAAGCTATTATGGGCGATCCGTTCTGATAAACCGCGCCACTTAAAAAGTGTGCGCCATCTACTCGGACACTCAAGATTGATCCCTCTTTGGCCGCATTTCCGTTTTTGCCTTTTAAAAAGGATGCTGAATACTTCATTAGCTATCAATAAATAAAACCTTATTTAAACCTTTTGTATGTTTCTAAAAAAAGCGTTAGTATTTATAACAGCCGCAATTTTGTTTTGGATATTGAACGATGTAATGACAAACAGCGAAGTAGACTTGCCGATCAACAACCAACTAACTTCCAAAGACTCCGAAACAAGACATGACTGGGGTTGGTCAAACAGCCACTGTTTAAAAAAATTTTATGTAAAAGAGACGAACGTTCTTATTCTAGTGCCCAGTTGTGAGTTTTAGCAAAGGTTTAAATTAGAGATTCTTTATTATGTAACCAATGAATGTAAGTGATGTGCTAGACATTGAATCTTCTTTTGGTAATTCAACACCACTAAAAGCTGGAGACCACATTGTCATACAAAGTTTTAAGGTAAAACATGTAGAGAATGTAGGAGCAGATGTCGCAGAAATAAAAACTACAGAGGGACTCAGACATAGTTTTGGTAAAACCATAATTGGTCAAGCCAAGTCTCAGTATTGGCTCGATGTAGTAAAAAAATGTGTTGCCAAAGACGCAAGTGACGGACTTGATTGTTGGGTTGTCGAAAAGGAAGCAGAGAAAACTGGCAGATTAATGCTGAGTCTTTCCATGTTTCCTCCAAAACAACACTAACTTTTTTTTCTTGTTCAACAAGCATGTTGAACATATGCTTTTTTTTATATACTAGTCAGTCACAATAAAACTTTTTATACTTATATATCGTAATACTATCATGGCACAAATACCTGCCTTAATTCCAAAAGAAGTGGAAATACAACGACTAAAGAAAATTTGGTTGATTGTAATTGCAATGGGATCTACCGCAGCTTCGGTTGAAGTAGACAACTTTGTAGACGGATCACTTCATCAAACATCTATCAGGGACTCCGCATTCACACCTGCACACTGGTGGCTCTACTCACACTTTGTGGCACTGCCACTAGGTTGGGGTTCAGTTGCGATCTATGATCGCAGAGTACCAATACTTAGAGGTGCTGGAAACTCTATGAACACTGGATTGAAAATGACCATACTGGGTTATCTTGCAACCATGTTCACAATCGGGGTCAATGAAATGTGGCACTTCTGGTTCGTAGAGGAAATCTTCGCAGTTCCAAACCACTGGATGTTTAACATGGGAGTAGTCGTAGCTTTCATAGGAGCTCTGGCATATGTCGTAAGAGTATATGCCAGACTGGTAGAACTTGGTGCAGAAACCCCAAGCGAAAACCCATACGTTGCAGAAATGTATAAGATGGCTCTAGAAGGAAAGCTGTATTCAAGGGCTATTCCATAACCTCTTTTTTTAAAATGAAAGACAACATACAAACATGTGACAAGTGTAATTTTAAAATGAAACGACTTACAGCATGTCATTTGATTTGCCCTAACTGTGGCTCTCATCTTGATTGTTCCGACAAAGGTACCGTATGGTAAGTTTATATTACCCCTAACCTATGATAATGTAATGAGTAGTTCAGAAGGCAAAACTTGTAACAGATGTAATAAGAAAGGATTGAGTTGGGATAAAGAGTTTTATAAAAAGACAGGCAAGTGGAAACTAGAAAACCACAAAAGAGCCGATGGCAAATGGTGTAATAAGCCACCAGAAATAATGATGATCAAAACCAGAAATGAGTGTCAGCTCTGCCCTTATTGTGAAGGTTCCTCGTTCGGCTTAATAAGAAGCGCAGATCCAGAGGACTTGAAAAGACACATTCAAACCAATCACAAAGACGGATTGATAAAGACCGATCTGGATTACAAGATGCAGGGTGGAATGCCACGATTTTATGTTAAATTCTGGTCAAATGATTTTCATTATCAACGCTATAAACATGGATAAAGTTTATTTAGGTGATTTTATTTACTAAAGTATGATAGATAATAAAAAAGTTGATACTGCATTTGAAAAAATAGACGATGTTATGGTAAATGTTTTTAATAGTGAGGATTTGACATTTGAAGAAATAGCTTTAGTCTTTTGGCGATTAAGACAAAAAATTAAACAACAAGAATTAATGGCATATACCATGTATTTATCTAATGAACAAGCTGATGAACAAAGATCAAAAGAACAAACCGAGAATCAGAAAACAAGCCGTGATGATATTTATAGATAGGGCATGCCACAAGCACAACCTTTAATAACAATCACACCAAAAGCAGCGGAGAAAATTGCCGAGTTTATAAAAGAAGAAACAGACAAGCCAGAATACTTGAGAGTGTATATTCATGGTGGTGGGTGTTCGGGTTTTTCCTATGGAATTGGTTTTGAAAAAAATCGAGAAGAGGACGACATTGTTATTGAAGAACGGGGAGTCAAGCTCCTAGTTGACACCTATTCACAAGAACACCTCAAGGGCGCAAACATTGACTATATAGAGTCTCTATCGGGATCAGGATTTAAAATTAACAATCCGAACGTTACAAAACTTTGTGCATGTGGACACTCTTTCAGTACAAAATAAATACTGATTTTAAAAATGAATAAAGGTTTATATTACCCACCACCTACTAACTAAACAATGTTCTGCATAAGAAAAACAATAGAGCTTACAAAGAAAGATCAAGTTATACATTTAAGGCCTATTGGTGACATTCATCTTGGAAATCTTGGATGTGATATAGAAAAATATCAGAAAAACATAGATTTCTTAGCCAAGAATGACGATTACATTGTTATTGGAATGGGAGACTATATAGATAATGTAATGGCATATGCAAATGGCAGCATAGATAAAAGATGGAACCCAGAAACAGTGGACAGGAAAATGTTAACTACTGAGGAACAGACTCATGCGTTTTTAGAATCTTGGAAACCGATAGCAAAAAAAACACTGGGGTTACACGCAGGTAATCATGAGTGGAAAACTATTAACCAAAGAAGATTCATTGTTGATTTTTGTAACCCGTTAGACCTGCCATATTTAGGTCGCTTGGCATACACAAGCTTAACATTTACTTACAAGAATCAAGAAATAAGAAACTATCTCATACTTTCAATGCACGGTGGGTATTCTGGCATACAGGCAGGGGGAGCTGTAAACAGAATGAAAGCAATCACTGGTGATTTTGATGGTGATGTAATCCTTATGGGACACAACCACGATACTTGGGTTAGGCCGATTTTACGAATAGGCTATGACAGAAAACACAATATGCCCGTAGAAAAAAAAGTTCTCATGGGTAATACTGGGACATTCCTACGAGGCTACGAAAAGGGAGTCGATTCATATGTCGAAATAAATCCAAAAGAGGCAAAGAGGGTTGGCACAATTACAATAACATTCGATCCGTACAAAGGAGACCTGTTCGGACATGACTAGATATATAGGAAAACCGCTTGAAGCAGAAAACGAAAAACAAATCATAAAATCTTTCCAAGAAAAACCTTCTCCAGAAAAAACCACTAGATACAAAATTTGGAAAACCATTAAAACTTTTAAGGACGGTCAGACAGCAAAGGAAATTGAGACCAAGATTGGCAAGACTGTTGCTTCTAGAACGTTTCTAAGATTGCTTGAAGAACTTACAATAGCAAAACAGGTCACCAGAAAAAAGTGCCGCTGTGGTTGTGCCTTTATTTACTATCCTTAATTTTTTATATTTCTTTTTATATTTCTTTTACAGTATAGTTTAAATAAAAGATTAAAGTAAAGGAAATTCCATGTTTATAGAATTACACATAGATGGTCTAGAAACACCACAAATAATTCCTATTGAGAAAGCTTCTTCTGTTGCTCAACAGTTAGAAAAACGAGGAAAGAATTTTCGATTGGGAAAAACCCACTATTAATTTTTTCATAACGTTTATATTATGCCCATGTTAACTAATTACAATGAATTTTAATGCTGGAATAAAATCAATATCTATCAGTTCTCATGCTAAAAAGGTTTTTCAAGAATTAGATGCAATAAGACCAAAACACATTTCTTTTAGTTTAATGCTAGCCATTGCAGCAGATGAATATATCAAGAATCATAACAGAGGTTTGGTTAAACTTGATGATTTTTCAACAGAGTGTGTGAATGCCAGAATACCTCACATAATGGCTGAAATTGGCGATTGGGTTAATTATGTTTCTTCAATAAGCTTGGATGATTTGAAATCTTTGGGAGAAAGAATACTCCAACTACAAAACGTAATGGATAAGAGGAATGAGTTTATACACTGACTCTGCCATTGTAGATAATTTCTACAATAACAATGGTACTGGTATATTTCAAAGTAGGAAATACGGCGAACTAATTTCTAAACTCACGCCTAATAGTTCGTTTACTTTAAACATAATGCGTGATGGCATTTATCAATTTTTTACCATGAAACGTGAGGCGTTTAAGGACGTGATAAAAGAGGCCTTGTTTAGGTTTTTAGAGGATCAATATGGGTCTAAAGCAAATGTCAGGTTTGAATTTAGGAATATAGGAGTCAATTTTGTTATAGACGATGTTGAAAAAATTCACAACCTTAATGCAAGAGACCATGAACGTGCGCTGGTTACATTCGATTGCGAAGTGATTGCAACAGAAAAACAGAAAACATATATAAAGAAATGTGATGCCATGTGTCCTCTTTGCTATCTAACCTATAAAGTAAAATGTGACTATGACAGGAATTTAGCAGATATGTATTGTACTAACATTAAATGCAAGAAAACCAAATTGGTAATAAACAAGAACTCTAATTTAGTAACAGATAATATCCAGTTTATTTATTTACAAGAGCTGCTTTCAGATGCAAAAAACAACACTCCCATAATACTTAGGGGGGTTGTTTTGGATCAACTGGCAGGGTCGGTTTATGTAGGCCAAAAAAAGAGAATAACTGGCATGTATAAGTCAATTATTAACTTAGAAAAATCTAACGTGAATGAGATTATTATTGAGGTAATGGCGGTAGAAGACTTGGAGAAAAAACAAGAAAACTGTTTGACCAAAGAAGAATTAACCATGTTACAAAACGAAGCAAAGAAAGAGGGGTTTACTGACAAAATTATTGATAGTTTTGCTCCACTCATAATAGGATATAATGATATTAAATTCTCTATACTCTTAATGCTTGCAGGTGGGTTTTCAAAAGTTAAACGCAGCGACATTAACGTACTGCTTGTAGGTGACCCCTCGCTAGCAAAATCAGAATTATTAAAAGAGGCCTCAAAAATATCTTACAAATCAATTTATACATCTGGTAAAGGTGCAAGTGCGGCTGGTCTAACAATAGGTTTAGTCAAAATGGATAACGGTACAACTGTTGCTCAAGCTGGAGTAATGGCTTTATGCAATGATGGTAATGCCTGTATAGATGAGTTTGACAAAATGAATCCTAATGACCGAAGCTCCATGCACGAAGCAATGGAACAACAGACGGTCTCTATTGCTAAGGCTGGATTTAAAATGACTCTGCCTGCCAAAACAAGCATACTTGCAGCGGCCAACCCGAAATATGGCAAGTATGATATGACTTCATCACTAACTGATAATATAGACATACCAGTTCCATTACTATCTAGGTTTGATTTAATCTGGTTGCTCAGAGATGTTGTTGATATTACCGAAGACAGTAAAAAGGCAGAACATGTTTTGAATACTTTTTCAGGTGACGAGTTGGCAGACAAAATATTTCTTAATAGACAACAGCTTTCATCATACTTGTCTCTTGTTAAAGAAATTAAACCCATAATTTCAGACGAGGCAAAAGCAAAACTAGCACAAATATATCAAAACATGCGTTCATTATCAACGACAAACGATGCGTTGGCGGTGGGTGTCAGGCAATTAGAAGCACTTGCGAGACTCTCTACAGCACATGCCAAGCTTTTATTTAAAAAACAAGTCGAAATAAGCGATGTAGAAGTTGTAGAAAGATTATTAAAGAAGATGTATGAATCATTAGGTATAAAAATGGACAAAGGATTTACACAGACCGTGCTCTTGATAGGAAGGAAACAGACCAAAGAACATATAGCTAATAGAATTTGGAAAGATTGTGAGGACTCTAACAAATCTGTCAAGTATGATACATTTATTAAAAAATTAGTCGAGGCAGGTTTTGAAGAGGGTTCAGCAAAAACTTTATTTGCTCAGTGGGAGCTAAGATGTCTTATAAAATTAATGGGTGATGGGAAATATCGGAAAACATAAAAACCACAGCTAGCCTTGATTTAGAGGTCGACCAGCTAGATGGCGTAGGTCAGGTTACTAAAAAGAAATTAGAGTCCTTTGGCATAAAGAATATTATTGATATTTGCATTAGGGGTGCAAAGGAAATTCAAGAGATAACGGGAGTGGAAAAATCAAAGGCTAGTTCTTGGGTTTTTAATTCGCAAAAACTCTTAGAGGAAAACAACATGATTAGGAAATCAGATATGAGTGTTACAGAACTCATGGTTTACCATAACAACCAAGACAGGCTACAAACCAAGTGTAAAGAGGTTGACGATTTGTTTGGCGGTGGACTCATACCCGAATGTGTTTACGAAGTATATGGTGAATTCGGATGCGGTAAAACACAGTTCTGTTTATCTCTGGCGGCAGAGGTTTTGGCTAAAAATCAAGCAGTTATTTGGATAGATTGTGAAGATACGTTTAGGCCTAACAGATTAACAGAGATTCTCTTCGCAAGAGAACTAATAACAGAGGACGCACTTAACGACAAGTTAAATCTTATAAAATATTTTTACACTCCTAACTCGGAACAGTTAATGGGCACGGTAGATTCGCTTTCAGACACAATGTTAAAAATAAAACCCAGACTTGTTATTCTGGACGGAGCCATAGGGCAATTTCGTGAAGAATATTTAGGCAGGGGTACTCTTGCAGAAAGACAAAATCAATTAGCAAGACTAATGACACATATTAAAAACATTTCATTTTACTTCCGCTGTACTGTAATTTTTACTAACCAAGTACAATCAGATCCAGCTATAATGTTTGGTGATCCAATAAAGCCCATAGGTGGAAACATAGTCGCCCATGCCAGCACATATAGAGTTTATTTTAAAAAATCGGGCAAAAAAAGAATAGCAAGAATGGTCGATAGTCCAGAGCATGAACAAAAGGATGCTTCGTATTCTTTAACAACAAAGGGAATAGAAGATGTCGAAGATCAATAAGTGTCCCCAGTGTAGTAAAAAAATAGAAAGGGGCAAAATATTTTGCTCACTTAGTTGTTATAATTTGTTCTTCATGAGTTCTACTCCGACATGAATCCAAGAGCTCGAATGCGAGCCTCAAATAGGAAAGCCGTACTCTGGTTATTAAAAAACGAATATGACGAAATATGGTTAAAACCCCACATAAGGCGAGCTGATTTAGTTTATACTCGTGGCGAGTGGTATAGAGCATTAGACCTTTGGAATCTTTTTGACGGCATATGCTTTGATGAAAAAAACAACATAGTTTTTCTTCAGATTAAAACTAATTCGTGGGCAAAGGCAAAACCTTTAGAGAACTTTGTCAAAACTCACCAGAATGTTAAAATAATCTCAATTAATGTTAAAGGCGAAAAAAATAAGTGGGTTGTTTATTTTCGCGAATATAAATAATGTTTAAATTTAAGAGCAGAGTAGTGAAATAATGTACAAGGACAAAAACAATAACCTGATTGGAAGGGGCGAAGATGTTGCGGTGGAACTATTAACAAAACTATTTCCAAATTTTGAAATAAAAAGACAGGTAAAGTTCAAATCTTTGCTCAATGGCGAATGGCTCGATACGGTAACCGACAGGCAAGAAAAAGAGACGCTTGACATAGTTATATATGCTGAGCCAATAATCGTGGTTAGGGTGCAAGACCCAAGACACACTGGAAGAATTCTAGCCCAAAGAGACTTGGTTCAGAAAAAAACTTTAGAATGGAATGGTGTCAAGGTAATTGATTTATATCACTATGACTGTGTTAATATTATGAAGGATTTAAACAATGACGAATCTCTAAAAGAGCTAAAAGACGCTTTTAAACAAGCAGGTTTGACTATTTAACAGAAACTTTATTATGGAACTTCTCTTTTTAATCACATGGAAATTGTTTTTAGAACCAACGGTCATGAAAGGGGCATTTATTATCCAGAAACATGTCGAGCAATTATTCATCTTAATCATCACGAGTCTTTGGAAGATTTATATAAAACCTTACAACACGAGGCAATACACCATTCGCTAAACACTCTGAGCGTGGAATTAGATGATGATCAAGAAGAACGGGCTATTTTCTGCCTTGCTTGGGCAGAAGAAGTGTTAATTTAAAAAAACCCACTCTAATTTTCCTTTAAAAAAAACAGTTTTTTTTGTTTTTTGTTGTGTACAACTTTTAGAATTGTTTTAAAATATTTAAAGTTGCAAGTAATTAAAAAACTGCCTAGTGGTGTGAGCTTGCATACTCGGTTGAGAGGACTGGTGTGGCGAACCAGCTAGGCAATTTTTGTCGAGCTAATAACCTCTACTTCGATTAGGTAAAGTCTGCTATGGTTCTTCCCACATCGCTTTAGAAAGAAATAGTTCGTTCCGCATTGCGGTTAAAATTTCTTCCACATCTGCATTGCTGAGAGTTCTACATCTGTGTTTTCTAATGTGGTTTATAGTGTGCCAAAACTGCTGGTAAGTGTTTAAGTCGTTGCTGAGAGAACTCATACTCACATGGAGTATGAATTTATCTTTGTCTGAAAGCTCCATCTTTCCACCAGCCCTCGCCCAGTTTGCAATCGAAGCAGATTATATCTGCTTTATTTTCTCTTGCTTTTTGGATTTCGAGTTTACCAACTTCCTTCGAGCATTGAGAACACTCAGTCGCTTCTTCAGGCTTCTGCGTAAATTTAAGCCAAAGTGGTTCGTGCATATGAACTACTTGTCTTACAAGTTCTTCATCTGCAAGAGCCTGTATCTCTTTGAAGTTTAACCTGCTGCTATGAGACCACATAGACTGCATTCTTAACAAATGTTTACGAATTTTCTTTCGCTGTCTTTCGTTAAGAGCAATCTTCTTTGGCTCATATGTCGCCAGTTTCTTGAGATAATTTCTGTCTCGTTTTGCCTGTGCCCTTAGCTTCTTTTTGTTTTCGTTGTTCATGTTATTTCCACCTCCTATTGCTTCATTACATGAATGATTTCTTTTCGTAATGTATTAATCATAAACTGACTCACATCTTCCATAGTCTTACATACTATATATTTCTTTGCGCCAAACAAACCACGCATACTAGAATCATGATATAGAGTTTCACCAACGCCTATTATGGATATGTTCGGTGTGTTTAGTAAAGCACGTTTGTATGCCTTGATTACTTCTTTTAAAACCGTGTCCATTTTTAATCTAACGCCACGCCTTATATAGTTTGGATAGCCATCAGTTATGACAATCAACAGCTTCCTTTGCCCAGACATTTCTTTGAGTATATGCGAACCCATTTCTATACCAAAATGAGTTGGCGTATAACCGCCTACCTGCTGATCTAAATATTTGAGTTCATCAATGTTCTGAAACTTTTGTATGTTCATGTTGCCACTTGCATCAGAAGACCATGTTATACATTTAAGTTCTATTGTGTTATGTCCTTCTATGGATTTCCATAATGTTGAGACAAGTTGCTTGACCATAGGATTATGCAGACGCATACTGCCAGAACCATCAATGCTGACAACTATGGATAACCCATTAGACTTTGCATCATCAATAAAACACTGACCAAACCCATTTGCTTTCATATTGATATACTCACCAACATCTAATTCATAGCCATCATCAACCATAATGTCTTTACTTTTTTCTTTAAACATTCTGAGAAGCCTTTTCATTTCTTTTACTACACCTGCGTTTATTTTTGGTTCTATCGGAGCAGAATTTTTCTTGATTGGTTTGACTCTCACTTCGACTTTGTTGATGGGTACATCACCACCCTCCATTGCGATTTTTATACTGTTAAGTTTTTCATCGGCACTTTGTTTTAATTCTTCTAGCTTCTTCTCGTAGTTCGCTAGTTCTTCTTTCTCATATGGTTCTGCCGATACTATGTCAATTTGGTGCAAGCTTTCAATACGGTTTTTATCATCTATTTTTCTTGCAACATTGGATTGACAAGTTGCTTTCTGGAAATCTGAATGAACCTTGTCTCGTTTTTCCTCGGCCTTTTTTATTTCTTCGTAAGTGGCACGATGGGTTTCACCCTTCATAGACCTTACATTAGAAGATTCAAAAAGAAATTCTTCTTTAAGTTTTAAGGCGTTTTTTATTGTTTCGTCAAGATATGGTTTGATTTTGTTAAGCACTAGTATTGAAGCCATTACATCCTTGCCCTCTACATCATGAATGAGCTTTCCTACAAATCCATATTTAGAATTGGGGAGAAGGTCTTCTCTAAAGAACCTTTCAGCTAAGAGTGAAAAGGTCGGACTTTCTACAAACTCCAAGTCTTTGCCCAGCTTTTTGCGAACCCTGATAAAGTCCTTGAAGTTTCCTAGATATATCTTACCCCATAATGATTCTATTCGCTGATCCTCGATTACATTCAAAGCCTCATAATAAATTTTCTTAGCCAAGTCAGATTCTTTTTGTTCTGAATTATTCCACTTTAAAGCCCACTCATTGACAGTTCTGATTGCTCGTGGATCAAATGACTCAAAGAGTATGTGTGCTAACTCATGATTCATGGCAGTATTGCCATCTATACCTTTAATCTTTGGAAGTGATTTGGTTATATGAAATGAACTGTCTTGTTTTAAGAACGCACAGTTAATCCCCTTTCGGTAATCAATGGTTATTGGTTTGTTTACTATTCTGCTGATAATACCAGCTTTCTTCTTGTCGTAATCTTGTTCTGTCAAGTAATCATCTATGTTTACATCAGTAAGTTTTGGTAACTCGCCTCTCATTTTGTTTCTCCTAACCTTTGATTTATTATATCTTTCATTTTTTCTAAACAATCGCCCATGATTACACTCATCTTAATGTCACTCCAAATATTTCTGTTATTTGTTTCTTAATTAGTTCTCTCTGTGTTGGATCACTGAACTTTGAGAGAACCGCATTCTTCAAACTTCTTTCCAAAGGCTTAGTCAGCTCTGAGGCTGTCCACATTCTGTAACACTCTGTAAACTGTACCAAATCCCTTGGTGATAGTGAGTAGTCAACATCAGCGTTCAATCTGAGATTATGTATGTTCTGTGTCAAAGTAAGCATGGGTTCGATTACGGTGTCAGGAGGAATCTGCTCCCAATTAATTATCTTTTGAAGGTCTGCGTTGCTCGGATATTCCCAAACAGCACCAACAAACCTACTCCTTGCGGCTTCAGCCATTGTATTGACACCAGCATAGGTACTTGGGTTCATGGTCGCTATGACAGATAGTATACAACCTTTTTTCAGTCTGTAAACCGCTCCGTTTGCTACTATGGACTTTCTTTCGTCTGTCACTGAGTTAGTCGCAATCTGCATCTCATGTGTGAGTGCATTAAACTCATCAAAGTACAGCACACCTTTACCGAAGTGATTAGCAACTTCAAGTGCAGTGGGCAACACGCCTAGTTGGAAATAACTCCCAAACTCATTTATCTGTGGTCTGCCTATAAGGTCACCTATTCTAGTGCCCTCTGAACAGTTCATGGGTATCAAAGGAATGTTATGTTTGACACACAAGTTATGAACAAGCTGTGTCTTGCCCAATCCTTTATCGCCCTCGATCAGATAATTTTTGCCAGTTAATATCATGGCTTCAAGTTCGTCAGCTTCATCTGTTAGTTGGACATATTCTACTCCCCATTTGACAGGAAGATAGTTATCGAACTCTATTTCTGCCGTTGGTACTTTAAAAATTCGTTCCACGTTTGCAGTTTTGGTCGACTTTAACGACTCTATGTATTCTTGTTTTTCTTTTATGTTGTTCATTATTATTTATTTCACTATATATTCGCAAGGTCACGTCTTATTGCGTTCAGTTGGTTTAAAGTAGACTCAAAATCAACTTTTTCAATAATGAAATTTCCGCATTTATCACAGCGTACGAAATGAGAGTCACAGGTCAATAAGTGTATGGGCTTAGGATTTTGACATTCACACCTTGCTAATTTAAATTCCATATTTATCCTCTCTCTCTAATTTCTTTTGCAGTTTTTGCAAGATCGTTTGATAGATTTAGCATCATTTCTTTCATTATGGAAAGGTTTTCTTGTCCAGTATTTTCTACTTTGCCCATAGCCCACAGTCTAATAAACTGATATTCATCGGAATTATAGATTTTTTCGACAATCCTAAACAATCTCAACTCATCCATATCCTTGGAGTAATGCGAATTGTCTGGTTTTATTTTAGTCGTTTTCATTTGGTTTCAATCCCCCCCTTAGAACCGACCACAAAAAAAGCACCCATTTTTAGTTCCCTCATTTTTGCAAATGGTACAGTAAGGGATGCACTTTGGATTTCGAGGCGGTAAGGATGTCCATTTGCTTTTCATTTGGCTTCAATCCCCTCCGTAATCATTTTGACGGCAATTATGTGATAACAATTCTGTGAGAATTGGAATCCTACACAGTCACATTCATATCCGTCAGACTTGACAACTGTGTGAAATTTTCCATCACTCGAAAGTGATGGCAACAACCATGTATCTGATTGCACACACACTATTTTGTCAAGAACCTTTCTTGCTTTCATTTCTTGTTGTTTAGACATGATTATAATTTCTTCTCATCTTCTATTACGTTAATCCAATATTTATATCTAACTGAAACCATAGTCCCTTAATTGCAAATCTATATCCTTAATTAGTCTTTTTAACAACGCTACGTTTTTTCTGTTAGATGAGGGTGCACTCATACCACGCCAGTGATATTCAAAGATTCTACTTGTTTCAGCACATAACCACAATTCATACTTTCTTTTATTCTGTATTAGTTTTTCTTTTCTGTTGTTCATGTCTTTGGACTCTCCCTAGTTAAATATCTCTCGATCTCCACTATTGTAAATTGATTTTTATAACCTTCGATTAAACCTTCAATATATTTTTCTGCATCCATACGGTTTTGATAACGCAGTATTATTTTATTAGTTGATTTATTTAGTATGCAAAAGTTTTTTGCAGTCATGGCTTATGATAACACCTTATATTGGGCTAGAATCCAAGCCAGCAAACTTTCTTTTTGTTTTTCTGTTAGTCGGGATATTAAGTCCGACTCTATCTTATTTTGTTGTTTCATAATCCACAATCACATTTTTGATCTGCATAATTCCCACAACCACAACATGTCCTTCCTTTGCCATTGAATCTGGCCAAGTAGGTCGAAATTATGCTTAATTACTCGAGCGAACTCCCTCCAGTCACATGGAGTCCATTCGTCCATTGGCACTTCATTGTGCCAGCCAAGATTTGGCCAAGCTTCTAGCTCTTTTCTTGTTGGCATTTCTCTGTTTTTTCTTGGTTTTTGATTTGTTTTTGTTTTGCGTTTTGTTTTTTTCATAAGACCGTTATCGGTTTCGGCTCTTAAAGCCTCGTCAGTTATGATTTAGACTCCTTCGGTTTTAAATTTCATATTCCCACGCACTTGTCTTTTTTATTTCGCCTGAACTGTATCGTGCAACTATTGTCTTATCCACGCCAACCGCAACGCAGTCAAGAATTTCCTGTTGTACTGCATCTTGTATCTTCATGTTTCTTTCAAAGTTCTTGATGTCGAATCTATCTTCTTTTTCTGTTTTTGCAACCAATTCCAAGTATTCGCAATCAATTATTTTTTTGTACAGAGCTAGGCCAGTAAAAATTCTGCCAGTTTGCAACCATCTGTTTTCTTGAACAATCTGGTAATGTTTGTTTCTGTTGTTTCTTTCATGGAGTATTGCCATTGTTATTTTTGTTTGATCAGTCATGATTTAAATAAGCCAATTTGTTTTTAGAAAAAAGTCATCTCTCTTGGTTTTTTCGTGTACAGATTTTTAGGTAAAATGATAGGCATCAATGAAACCTACCAACGATTGATTTGTATGGGTTTCATTATATGCCCATAGTCTAGCCTATCATTTTAATATTAGTCGTATGAACTGATCGTGGTAGCTATCTCTGCTAGAGTATAACCATCTTCGAGCATTTCATATATTGTTTGTGCCCAACGTTTTGGCAATCCAAATGTTAACAACATCTCACGGGTTGATAACCTGCTGAATTGCGAGGGCATTATCTTAATAACCTCTGGGGTTAAATACCCAAGCTTATCAGCTAATGCCAAGTATGGACATTGATAAGAGTATGTCTCTTTATCTGCATCTGTTAATGCTTTAATTAATAGCCTGTCGCTTTCTCTCACTTTGCTATCACCTCCGCTTTCCATGCAACTAATCCATGTACTAGATTCTTTATGCTGTACTCTCTGTGGAACTGTTCATGTCTTTTCATTTGATTAAAAAGTTCTGGGTTGAGATGAAACGATTGGCTACAAAGAGAGCACTTAAACCTAATCAGGTAAAACACCTCTTATATCATTCGCTTCATCTATTGCATCTCTCATTGCTTTGTCTTCTGCATTTTGTTTGTCGAAGAAACGATCATCTTCTTCAACTCTGGCTAGAATGTCGTACACAGTCCAACCAAAGTCTAATGATTCTTCTATCTCATGCAACGTAAGATAATGGTCATTGATTAAATCATCAACGATCTTCATCTCTCCGAGTGACAAAGCAAACCTATCTTGTAGGTCAAGTGTAGTTTGCTGTTTATAATGAGGATTGTACTTGAACGGTGTCGCATCGTAAGTAGACCTGTAATCACCGTAAGTACTCCAATCAAATCCATGACCGAAACCAAGATAGCCTTGACTAAACGGTTTGTCAACAAAGAGATCGTTGCTACACTGATTGCCTTCGTGATTAACCCATGAGCCATACTTAACTATGCCACGACTCGTAAGCAGAGCAATCTTATTGACTCCGCTTGTGATCTTGTTTAACTTCTTGTGACCTAGTCGGTGGGCTAGATATGCCATGACTCTGGTATCACTCCACTCACCTTTAGGCACCTTCGTTGCTTCTGTTAATGTGCCGAAATATTCTAACAAAGCTTCTGCATAGTCCGACCATGTTCCGTTATGGAATAACAAGCTACACTTTAGTTTATCACCTTTAAGATTGAGACTAACATTGTTTGTCACCTCAAACGGGTGGCATAGTTGTTTAGAGACTTCTCCTACACTTGCAATTCTAAAGTGAATGATTGCTGTCATAATGCCATTCGGTTTCAGTTCCTTTTCTATGATTGAATTAATCTTCTTAGCTGTAATGCCCTTGAGATAAGACTTGGTCTTATCTTTGTTCAACCATGCGATTGAACCACCATGACTATTCAGCTTCTCAGCAGAGTTCAATGTTTCTAACGAAGGATATTTGCCATCTTCAATACATATTATTACACACACTATTCTTCACCTCCTATGTTTGTATTCAAACCTAGATATAATGTTCTCATTGAGTTTCTTTCTTTTGTAAGGTACTCATCAATTATACTTAATATACGTTCATGTTGTTTCACTGTTAGTTTCTTATCCTGAAAGATATGAGCCACCCTAAACTCCATTGTGTTGCGTAATGTATAACAGTAATTAATTGTTGTATATCTAAAGTCACCCTTTGTTTGTGCGTTTACTTGTTCGTATGCTCGCCATATGTGAGAACACCAACGTTCACAAGTGCCATGAACTCTGTTCCAAAAGTTTGATGTGTTCCTTATGTTATGTTCCGCACCCCAAGCCTTCAAGCCAGTTGTGATTGTTTCGGTAAACCTTCTATTCATTAATATCGAATACGATCTGATCTTCTTAAATGAAACGTGAAGGTGGGCAGAACAACTGCCGTTTACTTCATCAGGATAATGGTTCTCTGTCCATCTTGCTAGGTCTTTTCTTCGTAAGATTGGTGAGACAAGTTCTTTATCAATACGTTCTGATTCACAACATGAACAGCACCCACAATCAACTGGATCTCTACACATATACCTTGCATGCTCTGTGCCCTCACAATTATAAATCCAGTTCTCAGCTCTGAAATTATCATAACATTCTTCACAAGCACCTCGACCATCAGGAGTAGTCCAGTACGCCTGTGTTTCTCCCCTTCCGATTCTCTTACAAGTATCACAAGATTCATCTGACATATCACAACGACAATTATCAACATGGCGGTCGCAAGATTGACACATCATACAACAAGAACAAGAACATTCATCTGTCAGTTCTTCACAACTTATACATCTTCGACACATATCACACTCACAATTCTCGCTACAATTACACTCACCACCCTCATCACCGTTTACTTCAATAGAACCGTCATCATGTTTTTCGCCCATGCCAGAACAAGTTGGATCCTTACACCAACATTTACTAGAGTTTAACTTACTACGTTCATACGATCCCTCTAATTCAGTACCAACTCTGTCTATGTATTCCATTGGTTCCTCCGTTGGTTTATCCTCTAGGTCTACAAGCCCCATGTCACACGCCTCCATAAGATCAAATTCCATAAGGCATGGTTCCAATTCATCATCAGCTTCATCATCTTCCACATTTGCATTTGGGATCAAAATCTCATCTTCATCATCAGCTTCATCTATTGGCATATTCCACAATTCATCAGGCATTAGAGTCCCCCCAATATCCATGTGCCATCTTAACAAATCTCTTTTGAATTATAATGTCAGCATATTTAGAATAGTTACTTATTGCTTTCTTAACATAATGCTTGTTTGTTTTTAGATAAGTCCGTAACATTTCTTGTGCGAGTGGTGCCCGATAACCGAAATACTGATAGCCTCTACTCTGATAAGTGTATTCGTGATAATGCCACATTCGTATATATGGTGTGTGTCTTGTCAAATCTTCTTCAATATCTCCATTGATAGAGCTGGGCACTGTGCGATTCGCATATGGATGACTAATTAATCCATTTGTTTTTATGCAAGTGTTGTTCCCAAATTCTCTTGACCTATCGCAAACCATGTAGCCTTGATTTATTATTCCGTCCCTTCTTACAGGTACAAAGTTGTGAAAGGTGCTTGTTATAATATTAACAGAATCTGAGGAAGGACACAAGGTATGGAAGACATTGTAATCATTTCCTCCAGTATCATCGGTATCTAAAACAGTTACCTCTTGTCTATTTCTATTATCTGCCGCAAACATGATTGCCTTAACAACATCTGGGCTAGAGAAAGTGACTATTCCAAAGTGATCGTGCTTATCTGTCGGTGGAATTACAAAAACATGATGATAAGTGCCGACTAGCTGAACTTTCCTAGGTCTTCCTATTGATTTGAGCATGAAATTAAATAGCTCCTGTTTACTCAAACCCTTTTGCTTCTGTGCTTTCTTATACTCAGTGGGATTTACAAAATCTGGGACATCGTTCCTAACATCATTTGTGTCTTTTCTAGAACCTCTTATGTTATAGTATGCTAGGAACATAGCTTTCATACAGTTTTCATGCTGTAAGTCTTGCAATTCTATTTGAGATAAGTCATGTTCTTTTGATATTTTGTTCATTTTAACTGTCATGTTCTGCCTCGAATGAATCTACATGGTGTGTTTTGTCGCATTTTTTGCACCATCTTACTGGTAGTCCACACTCATCGCAAATTAACATATACTGTTAGGCCTGTTCTCAATACACATAATCATTATATGTACTGCACACCATAAAACCCCTAGTGCAGCTATGGCATATAGGGCGATCCAAGTCTTGTCAAAACAGTACCACGCATATTTAATACGTTCCCATGTGGTGCAATTACATATTTTGACCAAGTCTGGGAAGCAACAATGACGGCAAGCCCTGAACCACCTTTGCTTTAAATTCATAATTCCAATATCACCTCTTTTTCACTATAATCTGCTTTTGAAACGTCTTACCCATTCTTCAGGACTATAATCTTCCTGTTTGGTTTTGTCGTTTGTTTTCCTTAACCATTTCATCAAAAAAGTAGGCAGAACTAACTTTCGGTAGTTCTGTCCTGTGTTTCTTCGGTTTTCCTGTATAATTCCTTATACAGTTTTCGCAGTGTAAAGGCGTTCATTTTTACTAGTGGAAATTTTACGTCTAACCACCATAGACGGTAATCATAATCAGAAATAATACTTACTGTCATATATAACGCACATTTGATTCATGTGGGCTAAGTCAACGTGCCTGCCGTACCCGTCATATATACCTTTCGGTAAGTTTGCAAATACAGGAGTAAAAGCTCTTGTTTATCATCGAAACGAACAGGTAGATCGTTTACAGCGACCATTTTCGTTTTGCTTCGACCGCTTTATCCTGTGGGTTAAGCAAAAAATTTGGTAGGGAGGGCTTGTACTGCTACTTGAGTTCTCACCTAAGCCGAATTGCTTCGACTCCCCTCCCGATCCGAAGTTATGCTTGACCGATTTAGCACCGTTCACCATGTGGCGACCGTTTGTTCATCAGTCAAGTGTTATTAGCTCTTCAAGCTGAACGTTTTCAGAGTCGGTTTTCACCACGACCTTAGTTTCCAGTCCTCGGTCTACTCCTACTTATTCTGCTAGCTGACCATCAGTTGTCCGTTTAACGTCATACGGCCAGTGCAATTTGTCGGACTCTACTAAATCCGCTTATCGCATGAGTTTTTACTCCAATCTCGCCTTCTGGAAAAGGTTACCTTAGTCCCACCTTTCAGTAAGACTCGGAGTGTCCTATACGGTAGAGTGCGCTCTATCGCCCTCCCATAAAGGAGAGCCACACAGCAAAACTCTACATAGGCGCATCGGCATGGATTCTATATAAGCACTTCCACAACATTCCACGCCTGTTCTCAGTGTGCAAGTGCATATAAAGAAAATTCAATTTTTAAAAAAGATATATATACAAATCTACAACTTGGGACGGAATTGGTTCGAGTCCTTGTCCGAAAATAAGAAGACTGTTGTTAAAAGATTTTTATAACACTCTCTGCAATACTTGTTTTTGGCAAGAGACAAGGATTCCCTTCGGCACAAGTGGCAGGGCACGTTGATATTGCTTTTCATAATCCATAAAGAAAGCCTAATATAATAAAGATTCTTTAGTTAGCACTTGTAAAGAGTTGCTTTTACAAGTTTTATAATAAGATTAATCTGGTCTCCGTTAGGCATTGTTTCAAGCCGTTTAATAATTTTGTTAATAGATGTTTCTAAACTTTTGTCAATTTTTTCCAATTTCGGCCTCGTTTTGACTAACAAATTCCGTCATAGCTGTTTTTTGCCCTGCGGTTTTTCCCACATCGGCAATTAAAGTTCCTTGAATTCGGAGCAAACATCTGCCTAATCCGTTCTTTGTATGAAGACCAATCGGTTCATTGCAGGCAATACATGTAATTTTATCTATTTGTTTTGAACCCATCATGTTTTAAAACACACTTCCTTACATAAAAATGTTGTGTTAAAGAAAGCTTTATATTACTAAAACACCATTACCGATCATGGGAAAAGGTTGTAAAGGTCTTTGTGAACGGTTCAAATCGTCAAAACCGTTTGCATTTCCTTATCAAACACATGTTTTGTGCAGAAGGTGTGATATTTGGATAAAACGAGAGCAACTTTTGAACGAAAAGTGTCCCTGCTGTTCTTTCAGACCAAAACACAAATCATACCGAAAAAACGAAGCAAGAGAAAAAATACAGAAGAATTTACGCTGATTACGTCTATTTAAAGCGTTCTAGAACCTTATCGTCAATTTCAAAAATTCTGTGTTTGGGATTAGTGCCGTTTGACGTTTTTGGTTTTGGGGACTTGAAGACATAATACAGCATTATTATTCCAAATGGCGAAAGAATCAAAGTGCCAATCAGAAAAAGTCCCAAGAAAAAAAGTAATATTTTCAATTTCTTATTAGTTATACAACAAACCAACGTATAAATGTTTCTACATTTTTCCGATTACTGAGTCCTGTTCTAATTGATCACCCCAAGCATCAAACCCAAAATGTCTTTTTCGTGCAAAGATGTCTATTCGTGGTTCAGGTGACATTGAACGAATTAATTCGTAAAAATCATCAGGTTTTGCCGAATGGTTATCTCGTTGTGGTGATGCTTTTAACCAATTAAGTTTTCCACCACCAATAAATTTCTGCATTGGTTTTCCAAAGAAACCAAGTATGCAAAACTCACTTGCAAATTTATAAGCGAAACATGGTGCTATTCCACTTGGCTTAACCCAAGGTAGTGTTAGATGATAGTTAACCCCCCAAGATTTGAAAATATTCCAACTGTGTTCAAGCATCTTGTTTGTAATCCACATGTAAACATGACATCCAATGTCAGCATATTCGTTTATTGGAAATTGTTTTATCTCATCTAACGTCATTGTCTTATATGGTAATTCTTTACGCCTGTTTGGTCTGAGGTTTGTTTTACCCGTTAAGGATATTTCCCAAGGTGGATCAATAACAATGGTTTTGTAAAATTGTCTAGTGGGTAGATTTTTCATTTGTTTACCTCATTACCCCAAGCATCCCATCCCTCAACTTTTTCCCTAGCAAACAATTCAATGCGTGGCAAATCTCCGCAAAGTTGGACTATTTTCTCTCTCACCTCGTTTGGTTTTTTACTATGCTCTTCAGGTATAGATTCGACTATTTGCCTCACGCCTGCATTAATTCTTTGAGGCTTGCCTTTTGTAGCCAATAGACATACTTCTGCGTTTGCCCTAGTCCATCTACCCATTCCCATAAACCAAGTTCCAAGTCCAGTTTTTTTAACCCAAGTGAAAGCAACTGTCTTATATTCAAACCCCCAAGCTTTAATTATATTAAAACACTCGTTCAGTTTAGGGTAAGTAACCCACAAGAATAAAATACAGTTGTCGTCAGCTATGTCTTTGACAGGTAAATTTGCTATGTCATTTAATGACATCACTGGATATTTGCAACAAGCTCCACGGTTTCCAGCCAGTGCCTTATCATTGTAAGACCAAGGTGGATCTGCATAAATTATTTTGTATTTTTTGTTTGTCAGCATACAAACATAATGTTAAAACTTAATATAAGTGTTTCTACAAATTAAAAAGGGTAAACGTTACGTCTTTACCTAGCTTGCGACCTGCAAGAACGAAGGCATTTGCTCTGAGTGCTGCCTTTACACTCATAGGTCTAAGAGAGCTACCGAATTATTGTTGTTTTTGTAACCAAGTTTTGTTTCTTGGTTTTCCTCTTGATCTAGAGTGCCCAACAATAAAGAGTAATCTCTGACGACCCAAAGTAGTTACTTTATAACCAAATATAAACTTTACTCGTTTTTATTGAGTTTGTCGTCATTGGCCTTGTCTTCACAAAGAAAGGTAAGCTTCCAAAAAGTCCGTTTGTCTTCAAGAGAAACCTTGTCAGGTGTAAGATTAGCAAACGCCAATTCAAACCATCTGACAAGTGTTTTATAGTCGCGAATCTCAAATTCAACCATTTTATTAAATAAAACAGGGTATTTAAAATCTTTTGTGGAGAGTTGACTTTTTGCGCGATCTTACTTTGTATCTAAGAAAATAACCGCAACATGGGCAGTGTGGCTCTTTTGTGCAAATAAACAAATCGCAAAGCGTACATCTTCTGGACACCCTGTAATTTCTCATCCCCAGTGGGGCTTTCATCCGTTCACAAATATTCTTGCAAAAGTGTGTCATTAGAATCTTTTGCAGAGACCTCAATATAAACCTACCTGCACTTTAATGTTATTTCATAAACCTTTAATACTGCTAATAAGTAAACCAAGCATGGCTAGCGAAGAAAAACCACAGGAAAAGCCCGTCAAGCACGAAAAAGCAGAAAAGAAATGTACTTGTACTCCGACCATTGGGAGACATATTTATTGCCAGATACATGGCGACAGAGATAAAATCTGACAAATTTTGACAAATTTTGACAAAGTTTATTAGTGAGAAAACCAGAGAAAACACATGGGTTTAAAGGATTATCTTGTAAATCTTGGCAAGTCTCTGACCAATACCACCAAAGCTTATACTGAAACCACGTCAAGACCGTCCATTGTACAGCCTTACATGTCAACAGACACTGGCGCAAAACTGCCTATTTTCCCGTTTCCCCTGATAATGATTTACGAATTAGCTGATAATATTGATGCTATTAGAATACCCATTGAAACCCTGAACCGCGAAATGTTTAAAAACGGATTTGAAATTACGGAACGCTGGAAGTACAAGTGCAATAACTGTTCCAAGGAATTTAAGTATGCGCCAAACATTACGGTAGAAGGCGAAATAAGCACGAATTTACACCGAGTACAGTGTGATTCTTGCCTTAGTTATGATTTAAGACGACCTATAGCAGAACACAGAAAACTGCTTGAAAAACTAATGACACAGCCCGTTAATGGCAACAATCAGAATTTGGAAGATGTTGCAAGACAGCTAGAACGTGATTTGGAAATTGCCGACAACGCATATCTGTTGCTGTTAAAGAATTATTTTATAAACGGATCAGGCGACATTGATCTGCAAAAAACCGAAATAAAAGAAATTCTCAGAATTGATCCACCGCAGGTTGCCATGATTGCAGATAGTGATGGTCGGATAGGTTACGATGATAAACGCAACCGAGTTTTTGTTTGTCCCCGTTTTGAACACCGAGACAAACGACTTTACTCACAAAAGTGTGATCGTTGCGGTGCTAAGGCGATTAAGGCCATAATGGAAGTTAACTCCGTTTATTCTGTTGGAATACCCCAACCGAAACGTGTTATTTATGCAGATGGTGAAGTGATTTGGAAGGCAGGTAAATACAAACCCTCGCTGATTTATGGGCTGTCGCCTATCTACGCAATTTGGTCTAAAGCAATGGCTTTGTCGCACATGGACGAATATGTGAGAAAATATTTTGACAAAATGAGACCGCCAAGAGGACTTTTGGTTATTGCCTCAAGAAACTATGAGACATTTCGTAAGTCTTGGGACGCATTGGAACAAAAAGCTGTTGAAGATCCATACATGATACATCCGCTAATGGTCGAATCCGACAAGGGTGGGAAAAACATGGCTAATTGGATTGACTTTACAGGCTCTTTGCAAGAATTACAATTTATTGAGGTAAGAAAAGAACTGAGGCAGATAATTGGGGCTGTTTACGGTGTGCTTCCGCTTTATTATGGTGAAATGGTGGGCGGTTGGAGTCAGGAGGGCTTGCAAGTTACCATTACAAACAGAGCAGTAAAATGGGGACAAGACGTGCTTTACAAGTCATTCTTTAAGAAATTTGCAGAGGTTATGGGCATAGATGATTGGGATTTAAAGCTTGTTGCAGGTGAAGAAAATGACAAACTGTCGGAATTACAAAGAGAGGGAGTAGAAATACAAAACATGGCGTTGTTGCAGCAAATGGGCTTTATTATCACTCGAACTCACACTGGTGAGTTTAATGTTTCAAAAGAATCGACATTAAATCAACAACAACTCGACATGGGGAACAGTGGTATAAATTCAAGAGGTAGGGGAACCGCGGCTCCAATAGAGCAAAGACAAAACTTTTCTGGTGAGCCAACATTAAATAGGCCGTCAGATATGGGTGGAGTTGCTCAGGGGCACCCGTCTTCTGGAAATGGAACGTCTCTCTCTCAGAAAAGCTTTCCTGACGGAATAACACCTACAAACTTTGAAGTTGTAAAGAAAACACTGCAAACAGCCGTAGACTATGGCTGGAAAAAGACAAAAACTGTAGACGAATTAAGAAAATATACTGGAATGACGGTAAGGCAAGCTAGGGATATTGTGCAAAGCGAGTTTGAAGGCATAAGAAAATGGGAAGACAATGACGACTAAACTAAACGTAAACACTGGTCAAACCCATATGGGGAAAAAAATTTGGGAAATACACCAAAAAAATGAATATACAAAAGTAAACAACTATAAAGAGGGAATGTGTTTTAATTGCTTTGAAAACAATGCGGTGTCAGCGTTAATACTCGATATATGCGGTGATTGTGCTGGAAAACGTGGCAGAGAGACCATTTTGGTTCCAATTAAATCAGTTTATTACGGCATGTGTTATTTTTGTGGCAATTATAAGTTCAATATGGAACAAATAAATGCAAGGTTGTGCCACAAATGTCACAAAAAAGTGGCAAAAGTAATGCGAGCTTACAACAAAAAGGGTGGAATGTTTAATGCTGATCCGTTTTGGGTGAGGCAAAGAAAGAAAAACGGCAAAGACTGGCGAATAATTTTTGGTCAGGGTTTAGGAAACAGCCGTTAGCCGTTTTTTAGAATAAAATTAATTCTGTCTAGCTCAAAATCATAGTACCTGTGTGAATAATCTAAGTTTTTCTCATGGTTTTTTTCGTCATTTGTGATAAATCTGTCAACATGCCACTCTAAAAGAGGTTTTCTAAGAAACCTTGGAAAAAAACAGAGCTTCATTTTTTTCTTGTTAAAAAAAATCTTGTTAAAAACAACTAATTTGGTATTTTGATCTGCATAATCGTACAAAGTGCCGTTTCTAAAATGCACAAGTGATTTTTGCAGTGTCGGTTTTTCTTTTAGGCTATTGGAATTTGTCACAACCCACAACTTTGATTTGTCTTTGATATATAAATCTACAATATTTATTTTTTTAAGAGGCTCGTTTAGAAAACCACGATAAAAATTTTCAAAGTCTTGCAAACTGGAATAAACATAAATTGATGAAGCCATAAAAAATAAATGCGAAACCTTATTAATAAATGCTTCTCTAAATAAACATGCAAGAAATAGACTTTATGACCGAACTTGCAACAAAAACTCTGCCAGCAGTATTAGTAGCTCTTGGTACAGGTCTTGTAGCATATATAAGAAAAATGCAAAAAATTCATAATGAACTGTGTAAAAAAGTCGAAATGCTACAAAAAACCATTATTGTTTTAGCAAAAACCATTGATAATCAAACAAAAAGAAATCATCCTGAAAATACAACCGAATTAGACGAACTTGTGCGTGAATTATTAAGCAAAGATTAAATAACACATTGCTTTCTAAAAAAGAATGGGAAGTGAAGTAGTTACGCTGCTTGCTCTCGCGGCAGCAGCTCTCGGAGCAGTTGCCTCAACAATACAGGGTTATAAATCCTCAAATGGTGAAGGCTATTCTGCGAAAAAACTTGCGTCTGCACTAATATCTTCAGTGTTCTTTGCTTTTGGCATTGTAAACATTGCTGGACTACAGAACACGGAAAATAATATTGGCCTAGTAGGCGTAGTAATTACGAATGCCTTACTTGGCTATGGTGTAGACAAAGCACATGCCGTTTTGGACAAATAATCCAAAAACAAACTCTTTTTTTATCAGAATATTTATTAAGACATGGGTGTTCTTTTATATATGGAAGATATACTGTTTTTTAACGGATTTGAAACATCGCTAAAAAGCATGGAGTCTGTAAAATCAGAAGAAAGGTATTTTGAGGGACTATTAACGGTTCAAATGAAAGATAAACAAGGCGAAATTACTATTGTTGACGAACTTTACAAAGTTTTACCGATTTGGATGGACAGGGGAGCTCCAATTTCTGACACACATTCCAACAGAATTATCGGAAAAGGAATTAATTATTCAAGAACAACCGTAAAAAATGCTGACGGTGTAGACCTGCCAGCAATCAAAATAACAGGTAAAATTTACAATGATTACGAACTAGATAATTTAATTTGGGATAAAATTAAAAATAAAGAGTATAAAGGACTGTCGTTTGGCGGTGCGACCAGAACAAACCGTACACCAGTAGTGATGAAGGATGGGTCGATTGCATATGCTTTAAAAGACCTTGAACACTACGAAGTTGCTGTCTGCAAAGATCCAGCCGTACCTATGGCACTAATTACTGATTTTAATCCACTTGCAAAAGCAATGACAGAAAACATAACTGAGCGTGGTGACAAAATGGTTATACAGTGTTCAAAATTTGGCTGTTATGTAGAAAAATCAGATAATGCAATAAAAGCAAATCTTGCTCAATATAAAACGTTTGAAGAAAAAGTACAAGCGTTAATCAGAGAAGGACATTCGGAAGAAAGTGCCAAAAATATAGTTGGTTCGTTTGTCAAAAACGAAAAAACGAAAACAAGTGAAGGTGGTGACGGAGGAACAATGACTACAGAAACCAGTGGAACTAATAACCCGACCTATAATAAAAGACCTAAAACGGCTGATTTTTCTAACGCTGATTTAAATTTGGGCATGAATAAATTAGCTTCTATGAAAAAAAATCTCGAAATCTTAGGAAAAACAGTGTTTATTAGATCAATTAAAAATTATTTAGAAAACAACATAAACAAGAAATGGGAGAAAAATTTTGATGGAACTTGGAATACGCCAACTGGTAAAAAACCCAAAGAGCTAGATGTATACGGTGACGAGTCAAATTTAAAAGAGGGAGTACATTATAAACAATTAGGAGAGCCAGTAAAAACAGATCAACAGATAAAACAAGATGAAAAAGATGCAAGAGCAGCAAAACGAAGAGCAGCCCGTTATGCAAAATTGGGCAATACGACTGGTATTGATCAAAGAACAAACAAATTACTCAGACGGCAACAACGAGAACAAAGAAACCAAAGCGGTTCTTCTCTCAATGACAGAAACGCCTATAATGCGTTATAAAACCAACAAAACTTAAGCCAAAACAAAAAACAGCAATATATATATACCCATATATTTAAAGGTTTGTAATAACATGACTCTAGAAGAACTACGAAAAGTAGACGAAAAGGTAGAAGACGAAGAAAGTGACGAAGAAGAGGAAGATACAAAAAAATCTTTTGATGAGGCTTTACTTGAAACACTATCAACACTAACTGACCATGTAAAAGCAATAACAGAATCTCAAATTTCTCTTGAAAGCAGACTAAAAGCTATGGAAACACCGTCTGACCTGCCATTGAAGCCAAAAGAATCTGATTCAGAGGATATTGGCGCAAAGGTAGAAGCTCCAGACACATATCAATCTAATTCTGTCCAAGCATCACTAGATGATGATGGTTCAGAAACAGAAGATGATGCTTCAGGCTATTCTCTGCAAAAATCAGCAGAAACTGAGAAAGCTAGTTATGACGAAACCGAAACACCTCGACCAAACGCAGCTTTAGAAACAGTTAATAAATCAACATCATCTGTTGAACTTAACATGATTCTAAAAGATGCAAGAGCCGAAGGTTATGAAGGACTGTCAAAAGTAGCACAAAAAATTCTGAGAGGCGATTATTACGCTCCATCAGAAGAAGAGAGGTTATTCTAAAATGGTACAAGTACGAACTATTGACGAACTAGAAGCACTCTATTATGGACATAATAGAAACCTCATTAGGAAAGCAGATTCCCCAATTACAACATCAACTACTGGCGTTTTTAACGCTGTGTTTGGTGCTTATGCGTGGGCACAGCTTAACTTAGAGGCAAACGCATTTGGCATACTGCCAAAGAATCCTTGGGACAAGTCTGGTTGGCGTGTAATTACGTCTAAACCGACACTGAACACCAACAACAGTAACACTGTTTTAGGTGGAACATCCGAAGGTGGTTTGATTGCTGAAACTGTAAAACCAGATTTGCAAGAGATCGACATCCGACCAAAAACTGCTCAGTTGCCATTTAGTGCATCTGAAGTTATGGAATGGCTAGCGACTCATAGCAAAGACGACATTTGGGGTGGACTTGGTTCCCTCAGATTGTATATGGCAGTCCAGCATAAAGAGTTCATAAATAGAATGCTGCTAGCAGATGTTGAAGGATCGGCAGCAGGTGGTGGCGCATGGGCTGGAACAAAAGACTTTGAGTCGCTTGATAGAATTATATCAAGTAACGCAGAGGAAACTGTTACAGGCGGTGCAGGTTCAGGACATTATGATCCTTGGGCTGCAAATGCAACCATTGATAGAGATGCAGGTACAGTTTTTGACTCTACCGTTGAATCTGCTTCTGGTACAATCGGTACAAATGGCGTCCTGACTGATGATACTCTGAGAACTTTCCTAAGAAAGATCAGAAAAGCAGCAGGGAAAGACCCAAATGTATTTCTAGGATCACACGAAGTTTATTCTGAAATACAAGGACTGTATATGCCTTCCGTAAGAATTCCAAATCCTTATGGCGAGCAACTAGTACAAGTCGATGTAAACGGAATCCAAACTTTCAAGGGTACAGGTGTGGGAATTCATGTAGATTCTATCTACGGCATTCCATTTATCCCGACAAAGGATGCGCCAAGTTACTCAAGTGATTCTTCGGAAATTGGAAGACTGTTTGCATTGGACACATCCGATGCGGAAGGATACGGTTATCCGAGAATTGGAATTCAAATTGCAATTCCAACCGAGTATTATGAAGCCACACGCAGAACACCAGCATATCCATTTATAAACAATGCCTTTGTTGAAAAGGGTGTTTATAGGACTATGGGTGAAACCGTGTGCCGACATTTCAAATCACAAGGAAAAATTAGAGATATTAAACTCTAAATAATCCGACCCATTCTTTTTTATTTAAACATTAAATAATAGAACAGACCAAATTAAATTATGAATGATAAGTCAAAGTTAGAAATTGAGCAAACTTTAAAAATTTTATTACAGTTTAGTATTAAATATGCCCCTCATCATAAAAAAGAGCTGTTAGATTTATTAGCTAAGTTAGCTTAGCTAAGTTAATTAACTTTCATACGTTCTTTAAGGTTAATTAAACTTTAATTAGGATATGGCTTAAGCTGTTTTCCGAAATTAGCACAAAATGGGTTTTGGCAATAATATAACACTTTGCCAGTTTCTCCCAAAATTACAGCATAGGCAATAGCCCAACATTTCGGACATATTCTATTACTTAAGGCCGTATGTATTTCTTGCAATATATCTTTATATATAACCAATTATTTAAGTATTTCATGGCTATCACCACATCTGTAAGTGATTGGACAGCAGCCAATGTTTCCAAAACTCTCAGCATACAAAGTGCTCTAAACTCGAAACTCAGGTTGTACAAAATCAAATGCACAGCAGGGGGAGCTGATAACTATGCCACAAACGGCGTTTTAGCAGACATAAAACAGGCAAGAGTATCAACCCTAGTAGCGGTCATTCCAGAAACCTCTAGTCTAAATCATATTGTAAAATATGATAAATCGACAACAAAAATCAAGCTCTTTACGGCTGGAGCTGAGGGTGGAATTTCAGAGGTTGCAAACGGAACCTCTATCGCAAACGCAACATTTGATTTTCTAGTTATAGGCTACTAGCGTCCAAAAGCCCTCTTTTTTATCTTAAAGTTTATATATTTCAATAGGTCAGATTATTCATGGTCGAATATAATCACAATATCAAAAACATTGATGGTGCTAACACACTCGTAAAAGGCAATCATGGGGTAGTAGTTGGTATTTTTGTAATGATTCCAGCTAGCGGTTCTACTTTAGCTTTCAGAAACGGAACTAATGCCTCAGCACCGATAGAATTTACTGTTTACTCAGAAAGCGCACAACCATTTGTCGAACTAAACAGGCGTTTTGAAAACGGCATTTTTGTAACCTGCTCATCAAATACGGTTAGAGCACTCGTGGTTTTTAAGTAGTAAATTTAAATAGTCAAACTTCTTTATTAAATTATGCCTACTACATATTATTGTACGGTTTCTGACGTATCAGATTTTCTTCGCGTACCTATTACTGCTACGACTACTCCAAACAAAACTCAAGTTGAAAACATCATCAACAGAAAAGAAGAGGAATTAGATAGGCGTTTAGGCCACACTTTTGGAAGAAACAAACAAATTAAAACAGAAGTGCATAGTTTACCATTACATTATAATTACGGTTGGGGTATTCCAATTTATTTAAAACACAGAAACTGTAGGCCTTTAAACTCAGACCTTGGTGACAAAATCGAAATTTGGAAAGGTAGTTCTTCCGAATGGGAAAACATAATGGGTAATTCTTCTTGGTATGATTTTGAAGAAACACTCGGAAGACTTTTTTTAAGAGGGTTTTTGTTTTCAATTCTGCGAGATTATAGAGTGAGAGTAACATATCGTTACGGTGACGAAACAGTACCTTTAGATATTAAAGACTCTTGTATAAAACTAGTTGCAATAGATTTATTAAATGCTAGTTTTAGAATGGACATCATATTAACGGGAGCCAGCGGAATAGACATAGCCACATCCAAAGCAGAGTGGCGAGCAGACATAGAAAATTGTATTGATAATAGACAAGAAATCTTTTTTATACCGTAGCTTTTTAATATCAAGTGGTTAATATTGCCAAAAAGCAAAAAAACAACAAAATCATTTTATGTTTATATTAACGGTGCAAGAAAAAAACTTAGTCTTGACTCTTCCACTTTATCAGCCATAGACAAAAATTTAACAGAAAACGAATATCGAAAAATGCTCCATGACCCAGAAATTGCAGAGCTACTCAAAAACTTTACGGCTGATGGAACTAAGCTTTTTATAGACCTACTTAGAGAAGAACAAGCAGTTTTAGACGCAGACGTGAAGATTATGGCAGATTTAAAATTTCCTTATTCGCAAGCACGAAAACTTAAACTTCTGATTGCAAAACAAGTAGCAGAAAGAATGGCAAGAGATGCAAAAGTAGCAAAAGTTTTTGCAGAAGAAAGAGAAAAAGCTATTTCAAAAGAAGGTGCAGGTGCAAAAGCCCACGCCATAATAAAAACAATACTGGCATTAGAAACAGATAACATAAACAGGTTTTTAAAAAACCAAGCAAAACAGTTTGGCATAAAATATGTTCCATTTAAATTTATTGTACGGGAAGAAAGATCCAAGTATGCTAGTGGTGCAAAACCTAAATGGAAACGGGAATATGTTGTTTATTTAGTCGTAGACGATGTGTATTTTAATTTTGTTTTTAATAAACAAGTAAGTTTTATTAATTATCTTTATGAAAAAAAAGAGTATGATCTTGCAATTCTTATAGGAAAAGACATATACACGCCCAAAGTGATCCATAAGAGGGTAATAAATTTTAGTACACTTTTAAAGGCAAGTAACACAGCAGCAAACGTTTTAAGCCCTTTAGAGACTGCAAGATTTAAAAAACACTATCAAGAATTTACAAAAAAAGCCAAAAGCGAGCCTGCAAAATATCAACCAATATCATTTCTAAATTTTAATAACGAATCAATAACAAACAACCTAAAACTCAATAAAAAGTTTGGATTAAGAATTGCATCCGTAACAGCCAAGCTGGAACTAACAGAACAAGAATCATTTACACCAGCACAAATAAAGGGACTTCCTAGGCTTTTTAATCTTCACATGAATGAAGAAGCTAATAACCTTGTTAATGAATCACAAAGACTTTTACAGCTTTCTGACGCTGGGAGTGAGGCTAATCTTAAGTTTATGTTAGATTTTCCTTCGTTTTATACCAGAGTAGCAACAACATCAGCACCAGAGTTGCTTTTGCGAAACAGCAATGAAAATCTTAAAAAACTTATGGCAGAAGTAATTGACAGAATAGTTACAAATATATTGGATTATCAGGGAAAAGAACTGACGGGCAATCTAGGACTAGAAAAACTTTTAAAAGAAAGTTCTGTCGCAAATATGCTTTCTCAGTTGCAAGAAAAGATTCCATTAGATCCAAAATGGACAGAAGGAATAAAAGCTCGCCAACTAGGAACAAAAATACTAGAAAGGAATAAAAGATCAAGATATAGGCAAAGACCAGAAGACGTAAAATTTCCTAATATTCTGTCAATACTATTTTGGTGGATTACAAGCGGTCAATACAAAGAAGCAGCACTTGACCCCTCTAAAGCCTTAAAGGCAAGATGGGAAAAAGTTAAATATTATAATCCAGAAAACAAGGCAACTTTTCTTAATAAATTAATTTTTCTAATAGCAAACAGCATTTATGAAAAGAAAACAGCGGCACTTGGTCAAAAGTTAAGTAAAAAAGTTCCTATTACTCATGCAAGAAAACACAGACACGGTCAAATATCTAGAAGAGACAAGAAGCAACAAGAGCGCATAGCTAAATATGCTACTTGGATAACTGATTTAAGACGTGTCAATCCTAACCCGTATAGGTTTTCTCGAAAATTCAGAATGTCTAGCGAATTTACTCCATCAAACATTAGAGAAAGAATTACTACTAATTATAATTCACATGGTCAGGTTTTTAAATCACGCAAGGAAAAAATTAGAGTTAGAGACATTTTTAATAAAAAACCACCAAAAGGCAGAAAAACTTATGGTTCACACTGGAACAAACGCAAAAGAAGAAGAAAAACTTAAATTATTCTACTTATAAGTGTTTTTATGGCAGGTTCCCACCTTTACAAAAGTGCTCAAATACTTAAAGACCTAATAAACGAAAAATGGTCTTTATCAAAAAAACCACAAGTAGTCCTCTCATGGGAAGAAAAAACGGTGGGTTTTATGGATGACAGAGAAGACTCTATTATAATCTATGCGTTAAACGAAGTTACGGATTATTTTGGCCTTTACGCTCAAGATTTTTTTCATACCCTTTCGTTTAAAATAGATGCCTACACCTATCAAAACCAAGAATATCACCAAAACTTTACTGATGAGCTGTTTAGAATTTTCAAAGAAAACGTTAAATCAAGTTCTTACATTCTTCTTGTTTTAACAGCCTCATCGTCAGAAAATGACATATATAGGAATATTTTCAAACATAATTTTGCTGTTGACATAAAAGTCTTAAATCCATAATATTTATAAGCAAATTCAATACTTGGTATTTATGGTTACAACAGCAGCGAATGTTTATCTAAAATATGCTTACGAAGGAGACACTTTTGGCGTTCTTCCAAGCGGTGTGTCTTGTAACAAAAAATTCGGTTTAAATGATAGATTTACAAGCATGACATTAACCAATAACAAGATCAATATTCCAGCATTAGGTCAAAACACATATGCCAAATTCGCCTTTGGTCAACAATCTGGTGCGGCAAACGTTGGATTCATATTATCAAACCCTTGGATTTTTGGTGCAATTTTGGGCGAACCTGTCAAAACTGGCGCATCGGCACCGTTTACTTACACATACACTCCAACCACAACAGTCCGAAGGGTTCAAATTGAATCAGGTATTGATGGCAGCTCGGATGTAGTCAGAACATTTAAGGGTTGTGTAGCAAGCACACTTGGAATTTCTACATCTGTTGGTGGGTCGGTAGATTGCACACTTGACTTTAATTATGGGTTAGAAACCAGCCCTAGTACAACAATAGGTACCGCACCGACAAAACCCGATCTGGAGTTTCCTTTTACATTTGCCCATGCTGAGTTAAAATTCAACAACGGTGTTGTAGCACAGTGTCAAGATGCAAGTTTAAACTTGGCACAAAACGCAGAACTGCTTTATGGACTAAATTCGCATCATGCAGTTTCATCCTTTAAAAAAATTCTAGACATTACAGGCTCATTTTCGGCAACATGGATTGATAAAACACTATTAGAGAAAGTATTAGAACAAGTAAAAGCAGGTACATCGGCAGGCACTTTCTCAGAAACATTAGGCAGCGGCACAGAAATGAGTTTCACATTTACGAAGAGTGCTTCTGAAAAGATCGTCATAACTTGTTCAGGTGTTGCAATTTCAGACTATGCAATAAACGGATTTGAAGCAGTCAACCCAATATTTAACGAGGTTTCTTGGCAAGCAAAATCCATTTCTGTTGCAGCCACAAACGGACAAGCTGCCGAAGAATAGAAAGACTTTTAACTTACATTATTTAATATTTTTTATGGCTATAAAGTCGTTTGAGATCGATTGGGAAGGAAAGAAAGAAATAATTGAATATGAAGACGATATAAAATTTGGCGACTTGGAAGCGATTTTAAATAAATGTCTTGATTTGACAAAAGTTAATGAACCAAAGGTTAACATACCTCTTTACAGACAATTAATTCTTACTACCGTTATTACAAAAGCACCATTTAACCTTCACGATCAAGTAGCAATCCGAAACCTTAAAATCTCAACAGCAAAAGTTATCATGTCGGAGGTCATGAAAGTCTACCCTTTAGCCAAATATCTGGAAGAGTGGGTAGGAACGTTCGTAGGGGAAATGACTCAAGAGCAAAACTCTATTACTTCTTTGCCAGAGAGTTCGGTTGGACAAAACAACAAGTAGACGAACTTCCTGTATCCTATATTAATGACTTAATTCAAGAATTTAACGCAGAACACACAAAACAAAGATTACAAAACTTAAATAGATAGACATATAATTGGTTATATGGCTGATGATTTTACCATCAAAGTAGATGGCGAAAAGTTAGTAAAAGAGTTACAGAGGCTAAGCGATGCGATTGAAGGTGTTCTGGACGGGCTATCAGGCACTATCAGTTTTGAGCAACGAAAAGCACTCATGCAGATAGACCACCAAAACAAAATGGCCAGAAGAGCATATGAGGTTTCTTCTAGAGTGGGCGGCATATTTGGTAGCGGTTCTGGCCTGAGCGGCTTTACAAACATAATACAGGGATTTGCCATGATGAGAAGGCTCGACACTAAAAACCTTGCAGCTCTTAACGAAAAAATAAAGAGTGGAGGAAAACTTTCTACTGAAGACGAAGCAGAAAAAGCAAGACTTATTAAAACTGGTGCTGGCGAATCCGTTTTTGATAAATTAACTGACAGGTTTGATAAAATTTTTGGCTCTGGTTCTAAATGGGACACGCTTTTCAAAGGTCACGGGAAAGAAATGGCTTTGGGTCTTGGTTCGGCTGGCGTAGGAGGCGGTCTTGCATTAGGCAAAGCAATTATAGATTCTTCTCCAGCATTTCAACAGTTGCTCAAACTTATGAATTTTGGCTTTATGCTAATCTTAAGGCCTATAGGTGACTTTTTCTTTTTCTTATTCAGACCGATTCTTTTAATGTTGTTAAGAATGTTTATTATACCGTTTTACAAATATGTTTATCCTTGGTTCGCACAATATGGAAGTGCTCTTGGAGAGGGTTTTGCAACAATAGTTAGTGGAAACTGGGCAAAAGGTTTAGCAGAAAGCTTTAAAGTTAAAATGGCTGACTTTTTTGGTGAACCAAAAGGCACTGCCCCTGACGATTCATCCTCTAAGGCAACAAACCAAGATAAGGCTAATAAATTCATGGAAACGGAAGCAGAGAAAACAAAACAGTCTAAAGGCGCTGCCCAAGAAGCATTGGATAAATTTACTTCTGGAACAAAACCGTCACCGACTGCAGGCATTGCCGAGGCCGCAATGAATGATTTTACTGGAACCAAAATTTTAAAACAAGCGGCCGCTCTCAAAACAGTACCAGCAGTTACGACAACAAGTAAAATTTTGCCAAAATTAACAAAAGTCGCTAAAATAGCAGACAGGGTGGCAGGGTTACCAGCAGAAGTAGCAATGAAAGCTGGAAAAGTCGCCTACACGGGAGCAAAAGCCGCAGTAACTCCTTTTGTGCCCAAACCTGTTAAAGATGTTACAAAAACACTAACAACAAAAGCCACACAGGCAACAGCAAAGCTGGCAACAAACACAGCAATAAAAACTGCGACCAAAGCCATACCTGTTGTTGGTCAAGCACTATTAGCTATTGATGCTGCTGGTTCAATAGTCAAAGGTGTTAATCCAGAATTATATGAAAACATTAGGCAAGGTACTAAAGGAATTTTTGAACCAATTTTAGGCAAAGATATTACAGAAGGAATTTTAGATTTTGCTGGTTGGGGCGAACAGTCAACAGCAGAACAACTTTATGGATTGGCAGAAACCGCAGGTTCCATGCTCACGGGACACACCGTAGGTACAAACACACCAAATAGCGCAAGAACAAACAAAGGTTCTAACGCCAAGCAAAATGACCCAGTTCAAGCATTGGCGTCAGGTGGACTTATCACCGAACCAATTTTGGGTATCGGTAAATCTGGCAAAAAATACATGATGGGAGAACGTGGAGCGGAATTCGTAATTCCAGCCTCACTTGGCTTATTTTCAAAACCTAAAATATCAGACAGCCACTCACAACAAATTGTGATTAATGTTTATGGCGATGTCAACGATAGAACAATGGCAGAATTTAAACGAAAAGTCTTAGAAGTTCTTAGAGAATCTAATGCAAGAAGGGGAGCTTAATGGCTGGAATTTTTTTAAGAAAAATCGTTAACAACGCAATAACCCGTATTTTTCACATTCAAAATCTAGAATCAATGTCGATAAATCACAATACACCAATAAGTCCGATGCCTTTGCCTGAAGAAACGGACGCGGAAAACATTCTTATTAAAATTGAGGGAAATTCTACCGACATATCTCTTTCATGGGTTTTAGTTCCAAATCCAGCTTGTGCTGCCACAGTAGTAAATGAAGTCGTAACGTTAAATGAAACTACTACTATTTGGCAGCAAAGACAATTTTTGTATGAAATGACACCAAAACACATTGATGAAAAATTTGACATTTTTCTAGATCCGACTGGAGTTTTACCTAACACTTTTGCAGGGGAAAACAGTGCCTGTGAAAAATTAAAAAGCGAAAATTTTAGCGAAGATAAAGTAGAAAAATTTGAGGGTACTTGGCAAAAATTAGATTTTACTATCACTGGTGGTTCTCCAGCAAACATGAGCGTAAATTTACAGTTTATAGTAGGTAATATAATTGCAGCATATTCTTCAGACGCGCCAAACGCACCAAGAAACTTTCAAGTAAATATCATGGTTCAGCAAGACAAGCTTCGGCTAACTTGGGATTCACCCTCTACTTTTGGTGGTTCTGAGCTTCCAATAGAAAAATATATAATATCTGCTTTTAGAATAGGCGGTAGTTATAAAGAAATCCCTCTAGTGAATTTAGCTTCTAGTAATATTCCACCAAATTTTACACACGATATTTCTGCTGAGGATTTGCCAGACGCTGTCTCACCTGTACTTTTATCAGGTAATAGTTATTCTTTTTTTGTAAGAGCCGTCAACAGTCAAGGAGCCAAAGGCGAAAAATCACCGACACGCAGAGTGGCGATAACATAACTTGCTTCTTAAATTAATTATAGAAAATTCAAACGGTATTAAAACACCAACACGCATTCTTCAATCCCGTGTTGTTAGAGAGGGCGGCCGTACTGTCGATTCTGCTTCTATTACCGTGGGAG